TTAACCCAAAGGGATATACTGTTCCCTACGACCGTCACAACTTTGAAGTTGTGAGGACCGTTTGGGCGACGGATACAGTTCCACAGTACTACGATAAATTCTACATCGTAGCGGAACGCCTTCCGTCAAACCCGGACGTGCACATGCCTAACGCCGTTGCCGACCTCCTCATCGCGTCCAGCGATGCGTTCTTGGTGGCATTGATGTCTTGGCAGAGTTGATTAACCGACGACACAAGGAACATCCCTAGAAAGGTCTAGTCATGTTGAAAAGCCTTGTTGAGTCACTGGTCAGCGTATACGAGGCCTTGTTCAAGGACCTTAACTACGCATTCCCTCAATTGAAGAGAGATTTTGAGATGGATCTCAATACTCTTCGCCTTGCCGCAACGAATCGCGGTATCTCAACATTCGTGTTGGATCTTCCGGCACTTGGTAAGCATCTGGATAGATGCCTGGCCATGAGCAAGTGGACACTTTCGGGTCTTCCCTTTTCACAAGGGGACTCCGTGTGTCGACGACTCCCAAAGTTTCTGCGGGGGCTGTACAAGCTTGTCTTTTCGGAGGAAGGTACCCTGAGAGACGACTACTCGGTAGAGGCGATAATCTCCTTGCGTCAAGTATTGTGCTTGGCCAAGAAGCTGCCTTTGCCGTTCTCAGAAGAAGCGTTGGATGCCTCGGTATCTGACCTCTTTACTGAGGATGCGTGTTTGCCAAAGCCAGAGAAGTTCTGGACCGCAGACCATTTGTCTACTTGTATGATTCGTAATGCGTTTCCTGGATTTTCCAGGTCGCGCTACTACAATCAGAAGGTGGCAATGAACTCCCAAAAGGAGAGCGTGTCGGTCGTCCTGACGTGTCTCGACGCTGTGTCGAGACGCGTCTGCGCCGCACTCGGGTCTTACGACCCGTTTATGTGGCGTTTCAGGCATGGCCCTGGTGCGATTTCTCAACGGCCTGGGACAGTCCATAACAAATACCAATGGTATGGATGGTCAGATCGTTTGGAATCCGTGTACCCAATTGCCGAGCATGGCTTTCACAGCTATGTGGCTTGGGCTGGTGCGACTTACTTGATGCGACTACCGGGTTATACCCCAGTCTCGCGTCTGGTAGCCGTCCCCAAGACCTACCAAAAGCCGCGTTTAATTGCGGCTGAACCGAGTGAACATCAGTGGTGCCAGCAAAATCTGTGGCACTACTTCAGGACTAACTCAGCCCTGACTTGGATTGACAACTTTGTTCGCTTCCGCGATCAGAGCTTAAACCAAGAGTTGTGTATCTCCGGGTCTAAGGACGGATCTCTTGCTACGGTTGATCTTAAATCAGCCAGTGACAGAGTGTCCTGCCACGCGGTAGGGTGTTTCTTCAGGCACAACCTTGGCCTGTTGAATGCACTACGCGCGACGCGTACCCAGTTCCTCGAGCAGAGACTCACCGAGTCTCAGCCTGAGCGTCTTGAACTGCGAAAGTTCTCGACTATGGGTAGCGCCTGTACTTTTCCTGTTGAGACGTTAATGTTCCTCGGGATTGCTCTCTCTTGCGTCTTAACTCGACGCCAGTTGAAGCCCACCGTGAAAAACATTGTCTCACTTCAAGGAGAAGTGGCCGTCTTTGGGGACGATATCATTGTCCCCTCAGACTGTAGGGAATTGTTACAGAGCACCCTTGAGGTCCTAGACTTCAAGGTCAACGAAAGCAAGACATTTTCGGAAGGTTTCTTCCGGGAGTCTTGTGGCGTTGATTGCTATAGGGGGGTTGATGTAACACCCGTCTATGTGCGCTCGCTCTGTATGGACACACCCGAATCGCTTTCAAGCGTTGTTGACTGCACAAATAATTTCTATCATAAATTTTATTTGCACGTCAGCGCGTACTTGGAATCGACACTCCAGCAGCATAAAACACTTGCTACTGTACGAGCCGGTTCGGGACACTTCGGTTTGCACTCTCGCGTTGGAACTTCGTTCTACCGTCGCCGGTGGAACAAGAATCTTCAGCGAGAAGAGGTAAGGATCTTGTCATCCGTGACTAAGACCTCTACTGCAGACCAAGAGGACGATACGATGTTACATCAGTTCTTTACTGAACTGCCGGGCCCATATACCAAATGGGAGGCCGGTGTGCGATCGTGTCCTAGCCTGGAACTCCAGGCGAAGTGGGTGGATCTCCACGAGTGCCAGTAATGGCGATAACTCGGTTGATCTGAGGGTGTCTTGGCCCGCTTCTCTTTCCTTAAGAGAAAACGGCTAAGGTATCTGGAG